TATAACATTATGTGACGCATTGTTTAAATTCACAACTGATGAATCTGGATGGTCAAGTTCTCCAAGAGCTCTTCTTTCAGAAACTTGTTCGTCTAAATATTTAGTAGTTTCTTTCATAAGAACCTCTCTTGGATATACTCTACCATTTTGGTTCTTAGATTCTGCCCTCTGTAGTACACCTTTTACTATCAAACGACCATCATTTTCTTTAATACTCTCATCAATTTTTTGACGAGATATCTCAAATGGTCTTACATCTACTAATAATTTTTTATTCATTATATTATCCTATGTTTCCAGTGTATACGAATGATACATCACCAACCGTACCAACTGCATTTGTTTGGTCCCAAGCGGTAGGTTGAATGTCTATTCTAACAGGACCAGCTGCATCATCTACAACCGAACCCGTTACAAATGTTGAACCATCATATGAAAATTTATAAGTACCATTCATATTAACCAACACATAGTTTGGTCTTGATACATGTGTTCCAGCTGCTGGAGTTGTTACTTTACCATAAGCATCTACTGAGAGAGCTTTTGGTTGTTGTTTTTTATTATTATCGGAATTTACCGTATACCTTGACATTTATTTGCCTCCCCAAGAGCTTCGTTTAACCCAAATATCAAAAAGGATATCTGAGACTTCTTTTCTTATTTCCTTCTTTATCTTTTTGATATCATCATTAGATAAAGCTTCATCAACAAACTTATATCCAGTTTGTTTTTCAATATTTTTCTTCCTCTTCTTTTTCATTCCCTTTTTACTAAAAGCATAAGGTGTTTGATAAGTATCAATACTGGCAGTTGTAGTTATCTCACTCAACTTTCTTTGGAATAACTTATTTGCTAGTTCCTTAATTATGGAATCAAACTTTGGAGAGTTCTTTATCGAGTTCATAGTATCTCAACAATTGAACAACAGAGTTGTCATTTGTTTGTTTTGATTCGTTTAAACAGAACTTATCAACACAATTGATTGCTTCTTGTAATTTAATTTTTAATACTTTATCTTTTACTTTCTTAATCTTACCATTTAACTTCCTTTTAAGTTTTGGTATTTGTGTTTCTACAAATACAGAAAAGTTATTGGTATTAGAAATATTACTAATATACTCTTTAAGAACATGTTTTTGTTCATCAGAAAGATTAGTATATTTTTTATTGAACTTTTCTAACAGTGTTTTGTAAGAAAGTATTCTTAAATCTTTATCCTTAAACTCTTCTGGTATATAAGATTTATTTTTGGTATGTTTCATGGTTGTGACATTTTCGATTATTATAAAATAACTTTCTGTTTTTTCGTCAGCACCCATTTCTTCTATACCTTCAAATAATTTATAGACAGAGGCAAAGGTTTTATAATTTGGAACTTTAGAACTAAATAATTGATTTACATCATATGATTCTTTTATAGAAGCAATAATGTTATACTTCTCTCTCCGTAAAACGGCATTATTTAATCTACCCCTTTGTCTTATTACTTCAGATAAAAAGAAGTCAGCTTTCTTATCTGACTTAAACTTTTTTGTCATAATAAGATTATAGAGAGCCAGTTCTTTTCCTATTTCGGTGTTTTCATTAAATCTACTTTTAATGATTTTAAGAGCTGGTGATTCCTTTTTTTTGTTTAAAACGTCTACGGTGACTTGTCTTAAAAGGAACTCAAAGAGTAATCCCGTATTTCTCAATTTACTATGCTTAAATTTGCTCATATGTTATTCCAAAGTATTTTGATACAATTATTCATATATAAATATAACAGAATTTAGATAAAGTAGGTAATTACTCTTTTATTATGTTATCTTCACTCAACATTGATGATTTCTTTTTAGGAAATTTTTCTTTGAGTTGGTCTAACATACCTTCACGAGCAATAACCGTACTAGCTTTCGATGTGGCAAGAGGTGATTTACCTTTAAAATCCCTTTTTCCATATGACCTATCGACATCTTTCAAACTTTCATGTCCATATCTATCTTCCATATCCTCTCTATCTTTAAACGGGTCTTTTTTACTTCCACCCCATTTACCTTTCGGTCTATTTACTGAGAAATCGTCTTCATCATCACCTTCTTCTGGTGGTGGTTCTTTAGCAGGATCTTTACCTTCTGCCTCTATTTGTTCTAATCTGAACTTTTGTTTCGTGTCTTCTACGATTCCATCGTAAATAATTATTTTTTGTTCATCACTTAAATCAAATATATTATCATATATCCATTTACGACTAAACAATTTACTATCAATTGCCTTTTCAGCAATATCAAGTTGTTGACTCATCAACTCAATTTTTTCTTGTTCGTGAATCATAGATGGGTTTTGTAGTTCTAAACTAAAGTCAATTAAGTCAGCATCGGTAAATCCTTGTGAATAAAGATGGACAATACCGATTTTAGTTAATTCACTTACAATAATCTTTTGTAATCTTTCTATTGTTCTAGCAAAACGGACATCCTCAGCAGCCAATGTAGCTTTACCACCACTTAGACCTTCTTCATATCCTAAGAAAGCTTTTGGTATTCTTAAACTAGCCATTAACTTGTTTTTTAAATATTCAATATCATCTATTGCATCGTTATTAGACAGACCAGGTAAAGTATCAATTTCAGTTCCACTATCTCCACCACGAACAGGTAGAAAGTAATCTTCTGTAACTGACTCTACATTATATTTTAAATTATAATCACCTGTGTTTTGGTCAATAACAGGTGTCTTCTTCATCTTGTTGATGATTCTTTGCATAAATTGTTCGACTTCTCTTGGTGGTATGTTTCCAACATCAACCTTAAAAACTCGTTTTTCGGGCGCCCTCATAATTCTGTGAATCAACATAGCGTCTTCCATCAAAGTCAATTGTTTGTATATCTTTCTTCCATTTTCTAACATTGAGCGCCCGTATGGTAAAAAGTTTGTATCGGATAAAACACGAAAATGAGCCATCTCATAATTTTCTTTTATCTCTTTTTTCTCCATGTTTATTTCAAACTGAATTAATTGAGGATTAACAGGATCGTGGTCTTCCAACCTTGTAATATCGTAAGCACTAATTGGTTTAACATTCACAACACCAAACTTATCTACAATATCTAACTGAAGATAAAAGTCACCATACTTGGTCATGTTACGAATCCAACTCCACAAATTATATTCAATATTTATAACATCATAAAATAAGTTGTGTAAAATCTTTTGAACTTTTACATTTTCACTTTTTACTTTTAAAATTTCTCCCTCAATATTTGTAACCGTACTTTCGTCTGAATATATGTCAAGAGCAGAAGCAATAATCGGGTCTTGATCCATCAACTCATAATCTTTGAATAAGTCGTGTTTTCTAACCTCATATGCAGCTCGTCTATTTTGAGCAACCGAATATGGATTCGAATATGTATTTTGTATCAACCTCTGATATCGGTCAATAAAATTTGATGTAAGACTTGTTTGTGTAAAATCTAAATCTTTTACCACCAAACGGTCATCATCAGTTTTTCTGATAATTACGTTAGATTGAAATAATCTACCAAGTCTTGTAAATAAATTGTCTGCCATGTTTTACCCCAATAGCCAAGTTAAATCTTCTTCTTCTCCGTTTTTAAGTTTTACCTTATACGGATTATTTTTCGGAGCAGATGGTGTCATTACAGTTGTATTACCATTTAGGTTTCCAATTGCACCAACCAAACTACTCTGAAACTCGTTTCTCTCTGATTGAATACGGATAGCCGTATCCCTTATCCACAGAAGAATAGAATACGACATAACAAGGTCATCGTTATATCCTTCAAGGGCTTCAGTTTTACTATTCTTATATATAAATACAAAAAGTTCATCAATTAATCGTGTAGATTTTATTTTTACCATCTTTTCACGAGTGTATTCTTCCATTTTTGCAACAATGAGTGGTTTAGACTTCATTGATGTAGTAAAACCAGGTATCTTGTTCCTATCTATACTTCTATATTTGTTTGTGTGTTGAATGTCCTCATCCACAATGAGATGATTCTTTTCTTGATAAAAGAGATTTTCATATCCTCTATCAATAATTGTTTGTAATGTAGCCCATCCAATGTTGTTATTTTCCACAACAAGTAGAGCATCATTATATTTAGTTCCTAACTCTATAAGAAAGTTTCCAAACTCGGTTGTTCCTAACTGACCTTTATATTCAGCAACTTGTTCCATACCTTCTATATCAAAAACTTGAGCGGCTGAATAATCCGTTCCATCTCCACGAGCTACGTCAGCACATATTAAATAATTCTTATCATAATTTGGATAATCCCATATCCAAAGATTTCTATCAAACCCACTTTTCTCGTTTGGTTCACAACATACATTTTGTTTATACCATTCCAATATAGCAGGATCGACAACTGAACGACCAGAACTTAGGAAGTCAGCATCACATTCTTGAGCTGCCTTACTTGGTCCTAATATCTTATCTTGTTCTATTCTCCAACTTTCGTCTCTTTCAGGATGGTCTGTCCAATGGAGTTTAACAGTATTAAATTTATTTATACCATCTGTAGCATCCATCCAAGTTTTGTGAAACCAATTACCAACACCATTAGGTGTTGAGATAGCAATACACTTACCACCAGTAGCAAGTGTCTGTTGAGCGGCAGTCCATATCGTATCAATCCTATCAATGAAAGCAGCCTCATCTAAGATTAGTAGGGATAGTGCCTCAGAACGACCAGCTGATTCGTTAGAAGCAATTGCCTTTATCTGTGAACCATTCTTGAACACTAACGATAATTTATTGTTTTCAACAATAGCAGTTTTTAACCATTGTGGTAGTCCATCATACATCACACGAACTTTTGTTACCAAGTTTTTTGCAGTATCTTTTGCAGTAGCAATACATAAAATGTTTTTGTCTGCATTAAACAACATCATCCATAATGAATAAGCAGCTGTTAGAGTTGATATACCTAACTGGCGAGATTTTAGTATGACGTTATAGTCATGTTCGGCGTACTCATCTAACACATCATACTGATAAGGATAAAGTCTAAATTTTATCTTACCCCTCTGAGGATGTTGTATCACACAAAACTCATTAATAAAGTATGAAGGATCTTTAGCACACTTTAGATAGTTTTGTTTTATTGCTTGTTTTAAGTTACTCATTTTCTATGTTCGTGATTAGCGATAGCATTTGCCACAGTTTTATCAAAAGCACCATCGGATTCTTTTATATTTTTCATTTCAGATTCATATTCAGCAAGCACAGATTCCCATCTTTTAGTTTCCATATCTTTAACCCAATCTTCCCACTTACCTTCTCTTTTTAATTTCATCTC